AACAATAGCAGATGCTTTAACAAATGTACTAGCAAAAGATATGGCAAAAACTTTTATGGACATATTCTCTAATGAAGCAAGTCCTGCTGATAGAATTCAAGTGGCAATGGTTTCAGCAGCTAATTATCATGGTCAAGTTATAAAGGCAGCTATCGCGGGAGAAGCAATACCAGAAATGCCAGGAACTAATCTTACAGGTTCAAGAAAAGGTATTTTAAGTAGATTAAGTGGATTTGATCCTCTTAAATTTTTATTTGGAAATAAAGCAGAAGGTGGTCTATCTATAGGAACTATGAGTAATGGAATGGAAAATCTACATGCAACTCAAGCCTCAGATACAGGAAATCTATTCCAAAGATTATTTATGAGTTCTGATAGAACAGGAGATTCAGTTTTCAAAAAACTATTTGGGGGAGACTTTGGCGGAGCATTTGGTTCATTCTTTGGACTTGCAAAAGGCGGTATCATGGGATATCAAAGAGGTGGCATAGCAAAACAACCTACTTATTTAGTTGGAGAAGGAAAACAACACGAAGCGGTTGTACCACTACCAGACAATAGATCAATACCTGTAAATCTAAAAGGATCATCAGGTACAAATAATGTAAATGTAAATGTAGATATGGGTTCAGGTAAAGTTGAAACAACATCAGCAGATGATGGATTCTCACTTGGACAAGCAATATCAGCAGCAGTTGTTAAAGAGATAGAGAAACAACAGAGACCCGGAGGACAATTAAGTAGTATATAATGTCAGGAATTAGACAAAATGGAGGAGCAAATATATCAGGTTTTTCTGCAGCTGTAGCTGTAGACAAAGGTATGACTATGAAGCAAACTCCTTCAGTTATTTTAGCAGACTTTGGAGACGGTTATCAACAAAGACTTGCAGATGGAATAAATACTTTGGTACAAGAATTTTCAATTAGTTTTGTAACTAGACCAAAAGCACAGATAGATGATTTAGTTACGTTTTTTGAAGGATTAGGCGGAGTATCAAAATTTGAATTAGTTGTAGACGATACAAATTCTGGGGGTACAGAAGTATATAAAGTAGTTTGCAGTGAATGGCAACAAACATGGGATTATGATAATTTCTATAGTCTTACTGCAACAGTCAAAAGAGTTTATGAGGCATGAGCGAACAGATATTAATAAAAGATTTACAGAAGTTAGAGCCTGGCTCAGAGCTAGTAGAACTATTTGAACTTGAATATAGCACAGGAGTATTTGCTTACTTTTCAAGTTTTCAAGATAATACTACTGCTTTACAATTTAGAGACTATCTAGCAAATGGTACTATTCGAACATATACTCAGATTCCAATTACTGCAGCAGGTTTTGAAAAGAAAATACAGGGTGCAGCAACAAGACCGACACTAACTATTGCAAATGTAGAAAATACTTTATCAAGTGCAGTAGGAGATTTAGATTATACTAAATTATTAGGTTTAAAACTAATAAGACGAACAACGTTAAAAAAATACTTATATGGAGAAAGTGGCGATGCAAGTCCTCCCATTGAATATCCAAGAGAAGTATTTTATATTGATAGAATGACAGAAAGAACAAAGGTATCTGTTAAATTTGAACTGGCATCTCCTTTTGATTTACAAGGAGTTACATTACCAAAAAGAAATGTTATAGCAAATAGATGTCCTTGGATATACCAAGGAGCTGGTTCTCATTTAGATGAAGCAAGTCAAACTTATAAAAAAGCACAAAGTGGGTGTAGTTGGCATTTGGAAGGAAAGTTTAAATCACCAAATGGCGGATTTGAAGCAGATGGAGTTACTCGAAAAGAATATACTTTTTATGTAAATCAAGATGATCATTATATAGTACCTACAGGAAATGCTAGTAATCCAATTACAGCGACTACATATAGTAATGGTCTTACAGGAATTGATCCAAATGAGTATTTAAAAAGTACTCACGCAACAGCACTAACTCGATTAAATCCTGATGGAACAACAACAAGTAACTCACCTTTAGAGTTTTGGCAAGTAAAATTAAATGCAGGTACAGGACAGACAGGAGCACAATTAGGAGTGCCTTCTGACTCAAACTTAAAAGTTATAAGAGTGATACCATATACTTTATGGGCAACAAATACAGACTACCATACATTTGCAGAGAATGATTTATTTAATAGTTATATAATTCATACTGATGATGTAAATACTTCACCAACTTTTCAAAAAACTTTAATTTGGAAAGCGAAAAAACCAAGTAGGAATATAAAACCTGCTCATGGTGAATACTGGGAAAGAGGAGATGTCTGTAGTAAAAGTTTAACAGGCTGTAAAAAACGATTTGGAGCAGTACCTATTACAACAGGAAGTGCTAGTAGTACAGCAACAGCAGAGCCACTAACAAATGTGGTAATACCATTCGGAGGGTTTCCAGGTGCTAAAGGATTTAGTTAATCAAGTTTTTAAACATGCAGCTGAAGAAGCTCCAAGAGAATGTTGCGGATTAATCGTAGACGATAATCAGTATATAAAAATGAAAAATATATCCACAGATAAAGATAGTTTTAAAATGGACGATAAAGTTTTCACACTTTTACAACTTCAAAGAAAAATTTTATATGTAGTCCATAGTCACTACGAGGAAGATTCAAAACCTAGTCAATATGATATAAATAATTGCAATGCAACTAAGATTCCATTTTTAATTGTATCATATCCAGAAAAGGAATATAGTATAATAGAACCATGTTAAGAAATATTTATTTAAAAGGAGAATTAGGAGATGTAGTAGGAAAATCTCACTGGCAACTCGTATGTAATACTCCAGCAGAAGCTATTGCAGGTATAGACTGTCAAAGAGATGGCAAATTATTACAATATTTACGAAACTCAATAAACAATGGAGTAAATTATACTTTACATAGAGGAGAAGACTTAATTCCAGAAAATGAAGCAATGCTATCTTTAGGAAAAGAAGATTTAATTATTACTCCTGTACCCGCAGGGTCTAAAAAAGGAAGAAGAACAGCATTTTTTGGAACATTACTAGCAATTGTTGGATTTATGATGGGTGATGGAGGAGCAACTGGAGAAGCTACAGCAGCTGCTTCTGAAGGTATAAACTGGACACAAGCATTTTCAAAATTATTTATTACAGTAGGGGTAAATTTAGCACAGAAAGGATTGGCTGAAATGGCTTCAAAAGAGTCTTCAACAGAAGAATCTGTAATATTCAATGGACCTGCTACTACAGTAAAAGCAGGAGCACCTGTTCCTATTCTATACGGACAGCTTGAAGTTGGCGGAGTAGTAGGAAACTTTGGATTTACAAATAAAACTTCTGACCAGTTTGTACTAAATGGTAATGCTGGTGGTGGTGGTCAAGGCTATGTACCAACTGATCCAGGCGAAGGAACAAACGAGAGAGTCTAATGACAGAGAAAAGAAATCAATTAAATAATAATAGTGGAAGAGGTGCAGGTCAACAAGCAGGCACAAATTTAGGTGATCAAAGAGCTGTAGGTACTCATAAACAAAGTGCAGTCATCTTTGACATGATATCAGAAGGTCCAATTGAAGGATTAGTAGAAGGAGATGCTCGTAGCATATATCTAAATGGCGTTCCAGCAGTTAATCCAGATTCTGCAAATGCTAAAAAATATTTACAAACTCGAAGTAATGATACTACATTCACGGCTTCATCTTTAACTTTAGTAGATAATGAAAGTGCTGGGAATCTTTTTGAATATTTTCAAAGTGGAGAAACAGAAAGATACTTAAGTATAGAATCTGCTGGAAAAATATTTACAAGTTCTATTAGCACTGTTGCTGGAAGTAATATGATTACTATTAAAGGTAGTAGTTCCGATACTTTTGTAACAGCTGATATACGAGATTTTGATAGTAGTAATTCTACTAATACTTTACCAATAACTAGATATATAAGGATACCAGGCGCGGGTGTAAATGGTGGAGAACTTATTGCAAGTATTATAAGAGTGCATAATACAAAGAAAGCACAAATTCAAGAAATAGCATCAACAAGTGTAACAGATGTAACTGCAACAATGGACGCAGTTTTAAAAGCAACTTATTCTAGCAGTAGTCAAGCAACTGTAACAAATACAGGTAATACTTATACTTTAAGAGATGTTGCAAATGTCAGATCAATACTGTCAGGTTCTACTGCTCCTCGAACAACAGAAGATACTCCATTTAATTTTAAAACTTTTGAGTGGGGATTTACAACAGGAGAAAGAACTCAAGCTTACAGAGAAACACCTGTAGGTATTGGAAGTGCTGCAATTACTTATGATGGTTCTAAAGAAGCGTTAAATCAAGTAACTCCAGGAACAGGCGGAAGTGGATCAGGATATCCTGTTAATGGTTCAGGAGGATTCTCTTTTAGTAATACCGGTAGTTCTAATACAGGTACTATGACTGAAGGAAGTGCAAATGCTTTTAATAAATCTCATACTAATTTAAATGTAACAAATGCTGAAGAAATAGATCAAATAAGAATAAATATTGGATTTGATTCATTATATGCAATGGACACTGAATCAGGAGAACAAAAAGGTTCAAGAGCAGAATTTAGAGTAACTTTTTCATATTCAAGAGATGGTGGTACTAGTTTTACTGATGTTGTTGTCTTTGGACCAAAAGGTGATTTAGGTGGAATTATTGATGATGTTGGAGCTTCAGGAACAGGTGGAAGTACGTCTGGCAGAAAATTTGATAGAAGTGGTTTCTTAGATGAAGGAGATAAATCTGGTTATGTAAGAAGAAATAGCTCTACTCCTTTTGTTTATATACTTAGTTTTGATACTGAGAAATTTCAACCTTTTGATAGTTACAGTATAAAGATAGAAAGATTAGACGCAGTAAACTTCTTTAAAGATGGCAATCAACATCAAAATGCATCATTCTTACAATCAATTGAACAAATTGTAGAGGATAAATTAAATTATCCTTATACTGCATATTCTCAGCTTCTTATAGGAGCAGAAGATTTTCAATCAATTCCAACAAGATCATATGAGTTAAGAGGAATGAAGGTAAAAGTTCCTACTAATTATTTTCCAAAAGATGAATTAGATACAGAAGGAGTTAGAAGAACTGTAGCATCATATCAAAGAAACGTAAGTTCAGGTGCAGATGCAGGTTCTGATCAAGATTGGGACGGTAATTTTAGAGGAGACCACAAAACTTTTACTGATCCAGATCATGTAAATTATAATACAGTTTACACTAATAATCCTGTATGGATTTTATTAGACTTACTAACAAATAAAAGATATGGATTAGGTTCTTATATTGATCCAGAGTTTGATTTAACACAAATAGATAAATATAAATTATTCCAAATAGCAAAATATTGTGATGAATTAGTTCCTGATGGAAAAGGCGGAACAGAACCTCGATTTACTTGTAATGCCTATATTAGTCAACAACAAGAAGCATTAAAACTAATAAACGACCTCATGAGTGTATTTAGAGGAATACTTATTTGGCAGAATGGTCAAGTTTCTCTGAATTCAAATAGACAAGCAGGAGCAATTTATACTTTTGGTAAATCTAATGTACTTGGTGGTCAGTTTAAATATCAAAGTTCTTCAACAAGAAAAAGAATAAATCAAGTAAGAGTAACATGGAATGATCCAAATAATTCATATAAACAAGAAGTAGAAATCGTAGATGACTATGATAATATAGCAGAGACACAAAGAATAATAAATAAAGATATAAGAGCTTTTGGTTGTACATCACAAGGTCAAGCACACAGACTAGGTAAATGGAATCTATTTACTGAAACTTTAGATAGTGAAGTTATTTCATTTAAAACAAGTATTAATGCCGGATTCTTAAATCCAGGAGATATAATTAAAGTACAAGATGCAGATAGACATAATGTACAATTTAGTGGTAGAATAAAAACAGGAACTTCTACTACTCAAGTAGTTCTAGATAGAAGTGTAACTTTATCGGGTTCTGGAAACTCATTTTTACACTTAATTTATCCAAGTAGCGGAGCGCTTCTAGCTCAGCCAAAAGCAACTATTAATAGTGTAGATTATGTAGCAGGAGATTTAGTTCTTACTGATGAGAGTGGTGCAGCAATAGATACAGAAGTTAAAGCAAGCACTGTTTATGATGATTCTGGAAATGCTGTTTTACTACAATGGTCAGAAAATTCAAGAGTAGAAACAAAACAAATAAGCGGAGGCTCAGGTAGCGCAAATATTACAGTTTCAAGCGCATTTAGTTCAGCACCAAATTCAGAAGTAATTTGGGCAATAACAACAGAACTAGCTGATGGAAGCGAAACTGATGGAAGCTCAGAAGAGTACATGGTAATTGCCATAGATGAACAAGAAGATAAAAGTTTTGATATTAGTGCAGCACCTTATAATTCAGAAAAATATGATTTAGTCGACAGAGGATATGTAATTCCTGATATACCAGCAATAATGCTTCCACCTAAAAAAGCAGATCAAGTACCTGCTCCACAAAATATTTCTTTAATGCCTAAACGAGTAGGTGGAAAAGGATTTAAACAAAGTAATGAACCAAGTAGTGTAGGAGATTATGATTTACTAGTCTCTTGGTCACACCCAATAGTTGGTAATGCTATGTATGAATTTGTTAATCAATATGAAATTAAACATAACGTAGGAGATCAAAATAGTAGTACTGGGCAGACTGATGTAACAGAAACTATTTTAGTAGATGGAAAAACAAATTCTTTTACAATAAAAGGACTGACTTCTGGTAGATCAAGAGTATCTATTAGATTAGTTAATAGTGCAGGATATGTTTCGGACTTTGTTCATAGAACAATTAATTTTGATCCTTCAAAAGAAAGAACAACACAAAACTCAGTAGGAACTAAGAACTCTACTCCAATTGCTTATGGTGGTAGTATAAGTAAAGGACAAAGAATTGATTCTACAACAGGGATTGTTACAATAGGTAGAGCAGATGGCTATACTTTCTTACCTCCTGCTTTTGACCAAAGAAAAACATATGGAACAAGTGCAGATGAAAATATAGAAACTTTTAATGCTCTATCAGATGGTCAAACAGGATTTTTACTAATAGACCATAGTGATACTAGTGATCCTTTAAAAGCAATCATAAAAGTTGAAGATACAACAGCAGAATCTCCAAGAGGAATAAAAGAAAACTATCAATTCTTTGCTCGATTAGGACAATCAAACAATGATATAACATCTGCGACAGGAACAGTTACAATTGCTGATGGTGATACAGAAGTAACAGGTTCTAGTACAACATTTACTTCGGACTACTCTCCAGGAGATAATATAATTATTGGAGCAGCAGGAACAACACGATTTATTGCAAAAATTACAAATATTGAAAGCAATACAAAATTATTTATAGCAAGAGGAGTAACTAGAGCATATTCAGGAACAAGCATATTTAAACACGGATTAATTATTGATAGTATTAAAGATGCAGTAATATCTAAAGTGTCAAGAAGTAGTAGTACATACTCTATTGAAAGGTTTACAACAGAAGAGATAATCGGTGATGAACCAATAGCAGGATTACTTAATAATACTACTGGTGATGAAGGTACAGCTTTATTTAATAAACATACTCTAAAGGCTCAGACATTTGATTCTTTTAAAGCAGATGGTGCAATATCAACAACTAATTTTCCCGATTTAAGACTTTTCTCTCAAAGAAAAGCAGGTGTTACTATACCAGGATCAGCAAATAATGGTCAAAATGATGAAATGGGAAGAGTATCCTTTACTACTAATCTTATTGAGTTTACAAATGATAATAGTGGAGCTAATTTAACAAATGAAATAGAAGTTGGCGAAATGAAAATGACCATGACTGATAGACGAAATGGTTTTGGGCTAAATGGTTCTGCACCGGGTGCAACTATGACTTTTGGACTAATTCAAACAGGAAGTCAAGTAAATCAAACAACAATAGTTGATGCATTATCTTTGAATATTCATACAGGTTCTACTCTGAAGAGTCTTTTAGATATCGATCCAAGAACAGGTACAACAGCATTAAAGATAGATGGTACTGAGATTATAGATACTTCTAAAAATTTAACAAATATAGGAAACCTTGAAGCTACAGGAAGAATTAACATTGATACCGCAGATAGTACTTTACCGAATACATATTTTTCAGCAGAAAGATACAACGATAGTAACGGAAAATTAATTTTTGGTGTTGCTGAACTTTCTCCTTCAGGTAGTACAACAGGTGAAACTTTTATCGGTAATCACAACAGAAGGCTACATCTAGGCTCAATTTTTGATGGAACACAAACTGCAACTGCTAGTATAATGCACATGATGATAGATGAAGATGGCGACTTGTATGTATCACAAAATAATGTACACACTCAATGGTTTCAGGCAAGCACAAGAAATTTACATAACATCGGAACTATCTCAAGTGGGCATATTACTACTACAGGTCAAGGTCTTAGTCCACAGTTATCAATTGTAGATAGTGATAGTAATTCAGGTAGATGTAATATTCGACATAATGCAGGTGTAACAGATATTCGTGCTCAAGGAACTTCTGGTGTTGGAAGTGTTATAATCGGAGGAACTACCCAAGGGGGTGCTCCAGATTATTGTACTTTTACTAATACAGGTATAAGTGTTTCAGGAAGTGTAACAGCAACAGGAGATGTAATAGCATTTTCATCATCAGATAAAAGACTGAAGAAAAATATTGTAAAAATCGATAGCGCACTGAACAAAGTATCACAGATTAGTGGGTATCATTTTGAATGGAAAGATAAAAAAGAAGCGCCTCATCAAGGAAAAGATATCGGAGTTATTGCTCAAGAGATTGAAAAAGTTTTACCAGAAATAGTATCGGAGAGAGAAACAGGATATAAGGCAGTAAACTACCAGAAGTTAACAGCCCTACTTATAGAAGCAGTAAAAGAATTAAAAGGGGAGATTGACGAACTCAAAAAGAATAAATAAGTTTACCTTCGAAAAATAAACCTTGACAAAGGGTCTAATTTTTAGTATAATGGTAACAATAATAGGAGAATTTTATGACAGCAGGTATATATGACATCGTAATAGATCAAGGAGCAGACTTCTCTGTTCAACTTGATTTAAAAAATAATGGAAGTGCAGTGAACCTAACAGGTTTTACCGCTGCGGCACAATTGCGTCCGACTCCTACATCAGGTACTAAATCAGCAGATTTTAGTATTAATTTTACAGATAGAGCAAATGGACAATTAAAATTAGAGATGACAAACAGCACAACAGCAGGACTTTCACCAGGAAAGTACTACTATGATTTAGAGACTACCTCTGGCGGCGGAGTAAAAACACGATTGTTACAAGGTGTAGCAAGAGTGACTCCAAATGTAACAAGATAATGAGTTTAGTAGGAACAACGATTACAATAACACCAATAGAACCAACAGATGCTATAACAGTTACACCAAACAATACAGCAGTAACAGCTACAAGTGATACAACAACAATTACACTCTCAAGTTCGATTCCAAGTTTTGGAGCAGTACAAGCTACTTCAGTAACTTTAGGAACAATGACAGGAACATTACAAGGAACAGGAAATGTTGAAGTCGCATTACAAAAACTAGCAGATCAGAACTTTCGAGGAACAGAAGCGCCTACAGCAGGCACAACAAACTTAGAAGAAGGAGATTTCTTTTACGACACTGATGATAATCAGTTAAAAGTGTATAGAGAAACGTCTCCGGGAACATTAGAATTCGTACCTCTTGCGTCAGCAACAGGTACAATGGACACACTAGACGCAGGGAGCTTCTAGACGTCAATAGGATAAAATTATGGCACAGACCTTTAAAATCAAACGAAGTAATACTACTAGCGCTCCTGGATCACTTTCCGCTGGTGAATTAGCTTATTCAAGTAATAGTAATAAGTTATTTATAGGACACCCGCAATCAGCAGCGATAACAACAATTGGTGGAGAAGTATATGTAAATATGCTTGACCACGCAGCTGGTACATTAACAGCAAATTCAGCACTTATAGTAGATTCAAATAGCAAGATAGATAATCTTCTTGTAGACAACTTACAACTGAATGGAAATACAATTTCCTCTGGTTCAGGCAACATCACAATATCTTCAGCAACAGGATCAATTAGCGTTGCTGGAGCAGCACACGAATTACAAATTATAGACAATAGTGGAACTGCTTTTGTAATTACAGAAGGTTCTAATACTTATATGACATTTGATACTACAAATAATGCAGAAAAAGTCGTATTTGATAAGAATCTTGACTTAAATGGAAATGACTTACTATTTGATGCAGATGCAGATACTAAAATTGAAGCACCGTTTGATGATCTTTTAGCATTTACACTAGGAGGCACAACATTTATAACACTTGGAGCATCAACAGGTTTAAGTCCAAGTAATGGCGGATCAATACCATTAGGTTCATCAAGTGTTCCATGGTCAATACTTCATGTTGATAATCTAAGTTTAGATAGTAATACAATTGCTTCAACAGACACAAATGGAGATATTAATCTTGTTCCAAATGGAAGTGGTAGAGTTCATCTTGATGGTTTTGCCTTCCCAGTAAATGGCGCAGGTTCAACAGGACAATTCCTAAGAAAAGACTCAAATGGAGACTTAGAATTTGCTACTGTAACATCAAGTTTCACACTATCAGCAGACTCAGGCAGTAACGATACATTTAGTACTGGTGGTACTTTAACCTTTACAGGTGGAGAAGGTATCGATACAACTGTATCAGACGACACAATTACAATTGCAGCAGAGGAAGCAAGCACTTCAAACAAAGGTGTGGCTTCTTTCGCAGCTGGAAACTTTACAGTTTCAAGTGGTGCAGTTACTGCAAAGAATATTACTTTAGGTTCAAGCACTTTAACACTTGGTTCAACTACTACTGCAATCGCAGGTGTTACTCAATTAGATGTAGATAACATCAGAGTAAACGGTAATGAAATTAGTAGCACAAATTCAAATGGTGACATTTCACTAAATCCAAATGGAGCAGGTACAGTTGATGTAAATAGTTCAAGAATAGTAAACGTTACTGATCCATCAGGCGCACAAGACGCAGCTACAAAAGGATATGTTGATGCAGTAAAACAAGCACTTGACGTAAAAGATTCAGTAAGAGTAGCTTCAACAGCAAATGTATCTCTAACAGATGGTTCATCAGGACTAGAAGCAGGAGACGCTATTGATGGTGTAACTCTTGTAGCAGGAGACAGAGTACTTCTTAAAAATCAAACAGATGCTTCAAAAAATGGTATATATGTAGCAGTCGCTTCTGGCGGTAACCCAGCAAGATCAACAGATGCAAATATTTCAGCAGAAGTTACAGCAGGTATGTTTATGTTTGTTGAAGAAGGTACTACAAATGGCGATAATGGTTATGTACTTACAACAAATGATACAGTTACTTTAGACACTACAGATTTAGTATTTACACAATTCTCAGGCGCAGGACAAGTCGTTGCAGGTGACGCATTAAGCAAATCTGGCAATACTCTCAATGTAAATGATGATAACGTTACTTTAGAAGTTAATACTGACGCACTTAGAATTAAAGGAATAACTGCAACTGCAGTCGGTGATATACTACTCGGTGCAGCTGGTAATGCAGGATATACAAGACACGTAAAACCGTCAGGCTCAGCAACAGCATATAGCTATCTGCTATCTATGGATACAGCAGGAAATGCAAGATGGGCAGACGTACTTGATGGTGGAACTTTCTAAAGTTCCACTCTCCGCCTATATAGGCATAGAAAAGGAATACCATAAATATGGCACAGACAATACAATTAAAAAGATCAGCAACAGCAGGTAATATACCTGGTACTTCAGATTTAGCACTCGGTGAAATAGCGATTAATACCGCTGACGGTGCTGTTTACATTAAAAAAGGTAACGATGATATTGTCGCAGTTCATGATAATGATATTCTTCATATAGACACTAGTAATGCCAGAGTAGGTATACTAACAACTTCTCCATCAGATGCACTGCATGTTTTTGGAGTTATAAGAACACACACATCTTCTACATCTAAATATCTAAGAATGTTTGGCGGTAATTCAGGTAACTTCTTAGATTCTTATGGTAATACTTTATTTTTAAGACCAGGCGGTAGCACAGCAAATGCTACTCAATTAGATAGTTCTGGTAATTTATTTGTTGCTGGAAATTTAGGTGTAGGAACGACTTCGCCAAGTGTTAAATTTGAAGTAAATGGTGGAGCAGATGCGATTGCAAAAGTAACTGGTACAACTACAGCGGCACGATTAGACCTTGCAACAAACTCGCACCACAGATTTTGGCAGTTAATTGAATCTGATGGTCGTTTTAGATTTTTTGACCAAACAGCTAATGCTGAAAGGCTAACTATAGACAGCTCAGGCAACGT